CTAGAGCTTTTACTGACGTTGAGCATGGAAGTGTCTATGACAACTGTGTAGCGATACACGCTGAGGCAAATGCTATTTTATGGAGCGATACCTCTGCAAGGCAGGGCGGAACTCTATTTGTTAATGGACCTCCATGTTTTAGTTGTGCCAAATTGATTGCAAATTCGGGGATCTCTAAGGTTGTTTTCTATCCCGATCAAGAATACGCAAACATTACTGATATACTGATTTTTTTAAACAAAGCAAAAATAAAAATAGCGATAGGAGAAAGATAATATGGCTGACATAGTGGTTGACCCAGACTGGCTCGCAAGCCAGATGGGTGATAAGGCTGAGGAATTTATTGAATGCATGAGGATTATTCAGGACATTATTGAGAATCCTAGTGATTATGTAGGTATGCAGGCAATTAAATATCTAAATGTACTTGCAGCTTATAGAACGCAGATGATTGTTAAGTCACAAGCGTTTAAGCGCAGATCAAGCATCATGAATGAGCAAGATAAGTTAGTTAATGATATATGGAAGACAATGTATGAAGCATTAAGTGAGAACATTAACGCTCTCAAAATAGCAGCAAAGGGAACATCAAATTGAAAGCACTAAAGCAACTTAAGAACCCAGTAGTGGTTGATAAAGAGCCGGTTATTGAACAACTTATTACAGATGCAATTGATGAGCATTTGCAGAAGAGAAATAAGCCAGCCTTAAAGAAAGTCAATGGCTTTCATCCAAGTTATACGAACCAATGCCAAAGGTATTGGAACTATCTCTTCCAGGGCGTAGAGGTTCAGACTTCTTTCAAATCTCAGACATATCGTATTTTTGACAATGGACACGCTGTTCATGAGAGACTTTACTCCTATTTTAGAGAAATGGGCATCCTTGTAGCAGAAGAAATCCCTGTAACATACGGTACTCCACCAATTGAAGGCACTGCGGATGGTATCATTGAATGGTACGGTCGTAAATTAATTGAGTTAAAGTCAATTAGTGCAGAGGGCTTTCATTACAGGCAACTGTATAACAAGCCTAAAGATGACCACTACAGGCAGGCACAGATTTATCTGAGATGTCTGGATTTGGATAGCGGGTATGTAATTTATGAAAACAAGAATAACCAAGAAATCCTCCCTGTATTCATAGAGAGGGATGATGCGTTTGTTGATAAGTTATTTAAAAAGTACAACACTATCTACACAGATTTTCAAAATGGCGATATGCCAAAGCACCCTTACAAGAGATCATCTGCGCATTGCGCATCATGTGATCTTGCTGAGATGTGCTGGTCAGAAGGGGCGCAAAATGAGAGCAAGGAAGAACCGTTTTAATTCTGCTTATGCAGAATAACAATGTTTGATGAAGAAAGTCGGATTTGCTCAAACGAGGATTGTCTAAAGACATTCAGTGCAAAAGTATATAACGCTATGTACTGTTGTGCTGAATGTCGGAAGAAAGTTACTAATAAAAAACTACTTGATGCTTACTACGAAAAGAAATTGAATAAAAATAAGAAAAGAGTATGTAAGACAAAGGTTTGCACAACTATATTATCAAGCTATAACAAAGAAGATATTTGTGAATCTTGTAAGCATGAAAGATATATTAAGAGACTTATTTCTTGGGGTTGGGATGAAACCAAGCTTAGGAATGAGTTATAATATTATCTATGGGTTTAAATTATCTTAAAAAGACTAATGTAAAAACAGTCTTATCAATAGACCCTGCTTCGCATTCCCTTGCCTGGTCTATTACTGAGTATGATAACGGCATCAAAGTAATTAAGACCGACAAGATCACTTTTGCTAAAGGGGCAGCGATTGAAGAAAAGTTCAATGCAATCAAACTCGGTGTTCAGAAGATATGTGAGCAGTACAACCCTCAAGTTTGCGTCATTGAACAGTCTGTCTATATCCAGAACTTTCAGACAAGCCGTTTGCTTTCATACATAATTGGATTCACCTGGGGTATTGCTTCTTTGCATTGCGAAAGTGTCATGGATGTAAGCCCATTGGTTTGGCGTAGTGGAGTAGGTTACAAGAACCTTACCGCAAAAGATAAAGAAGCCATGAGTAACGATGGCACGAAACGAAATATAGAACTGAAGAAGAAAGAGGAGAGGAAGAAGCGAGTCCGTATCATTATTCAAGATAATTTTGTAACTGACAACATTGATCTTGGTGATGATGATATTGTTGATGCCGTAGGCATTGGCTTGTGGTATTGGAAAGTGAAGGTGCAGAATGGCAAATGAGCCGTATAAAGACAAAGCGTGGCTTTATGAACACTACGTTACTAGAAGAATGAACCTGACTGATATTGTAAAGGTGCTTAAGCAGACTTACAACATTGAAGTTACGCCACAGGCTGTCTATAACTGGTGCGCTAAATATGAATTGCTTAAGTTCAGAGGCAAGGGAAGAAACCTTGCTTCAACAACTTTGAGAAGACCGAAATCCCCTATGCAGGAAGCGGTTGAAAGAAGAAAAAGAGAACAACAGAAGGCTAATAAGCTTAGAAAGAAAGGTATGGGAAGATGAAAAGAAGTGTCACTATCAAGGACATTGTTAATTTTGCTCAGTTGGATATGATTTATAATCAAGTTCGTATGATTGAGGCAAAGCAGAATGAATCCGAATATAAATGTTTAGGTTCGGGGAAGTGCTGTCACATTGGTTTAGTTATTCCAATGCTGGAGTGTGCAAACATTGCATTCCGTTTGAACCAGCAATACTATCTTCATATTGAAGACAAAGGACATGAATTCGCTAAGGACTGGATGAATGGAGTCGTTGAGTCGCTTAAACAAGCGATGTATGACGAGACATGGAAGCCAGGTGGAGAGACAGAAAGATTGTGCGCCTTTTATAAAGGTGGATGCACCATTTATGGTTATAGACCAATGGTATGTCGTTCTTTTGGAACGATCACTCCTGTTGATGATTTTTGTCCAAGAATTAGAAATGTTAATGGGAACATTGATTTCTTTTCCGGCGCTCCTGTCCAGAAAGTTGTGAAAGGTATTCAGGACTTGTTTAAAGAATATGCAAAAGACAAGCATGAGAATTACGACATGACCGTTTATATGCCGTTAGGTGTTCTGAGTTTCTTAATTGAAACAGAAGACTTGCAGAAATTGGCTGAAGATACGGATCCAAAATTCTGGGTTGGGACTTCTGGTTGGTTTAATTATAGAATTGAATACACGAAACTTCACGGGTACAGCATTGAGGAATTGGAAAAGGCTGCTGGTGAAGGTGGAAAAGTTCTTGCCTTTGACCCTTCTTTGTAATCATGACGAAAATAATTTGGAATGGCACTAGCCTGCGTCAAAAAAGAAATGAAGGCTACAAAAATTCAGAAGATGAGATTGTATCAAGACTCATAAAGAATGGCTTGGATATCACAAGAGAGTGTCTTGTGCCAAAAGACGTTCAGTTTATAAACAACTCTGGCATTGGTTTGGCATACGAAAGCAATGCATCAGAGAGGGTCTCGTCTGAGATTCTCATCAACAATAGATTGCCTCATGATTACCAAGTCGGCTCAGGATATTCAATTGGCTTCTCATACTGGGAAACCAATAAGCTCCCGAGTCAATGGGTGACTAGAATGAATCAGATGGATGAGATTTGGACAACTTCTTTGTGGGCTAAGAATGTCTTCATTGACTCAGGGGTTATTGTGCCGGTTTATAATTTCTCATTGGGAATCCATAAGGAATTTTTCTATCCAATCTTGAGAACGAGAAAGTCGCCGTTTACATTCCTAAGCATTGGCTCTCCATCTACTCGTAAGAATAGCCAGGTCGCTGTTGATGCGTTTATAAAGATGTTTGGCGGGAAAGATGGGTATCGCCTTTTATATAAATCCGTTGATTGTCCTGACGCTAGATTGAAAGATGCAGGAGGAGGTGTTCTTCCTATCAGTAGTCACCCTCAGATTGATATTATTGATGAAGATGTTGACCTTGAGACTCTGAGTAAAATTTATGACTCTGTGGATTGCTTAATCTACCCGACAAGCGGTGAGGGCTGGGGGATTCTTCCATACCAAGCAATTGCAAAAGGTATTCCAACGATTTGCACTAATGCAACATCTTGTACTGAGTATGCAGAAATGTCTGTTCCTCTTGATTATAAGTGGAGTAATTACAACATGAGCGGTATATATGAGGACACTGGTACATGGGCAGAGCCAGACTTTGATGACCTATGTGATAAGATGTTATATGTCGTAAATAATTATGATGAGATTGCCAAGAAGACTTACGACAATGCAACCGCCCAATTTGAGACTATGACTTGGGATTGGGCTGCGAAAGGCTACTACGATAGATTATGTCAGATATTGAACCAGTAAGAGAGAAGACTCTCTTTGATAAAATTAGAGACGTTGAAGATGTGGGGCTTCTCCATGTTAAGGGTTATTCCAACCATGAGATTGCTTCGCTATTAGCGATAAGTTCTAACGACGTTAAGATGTATATTGAGGAGTACAAAAAGATCCTCAACAGGAAGGCTGACGAGGATCCATACTTCCTTGAAAGGGTTCAGTTTAATACAATCAAAGCTCTCAAAGAGTTTGATGAGTTAAGCAAAGAAGCCTGGGAGACAATTAACATTGCAACAGATCATGGAATGGTCGCAGCGAGAATCCAGGCTATTAAATTAGCCGGAGAGTTAGCCACTAAGAAAGCTCAGTTGCATAAACTGATGGTCGGTAACAACTCCGATGCGGAATATATTGGAAGAATGCAGAAGGCAGAGAATGTCAACCAAATGCTTTCAAGAGTTCTCCGTGACGTTATTTCAAAGTTCCCAGAAGTTGCTGACGCTGTAAGAAGAGAATTGTCAACCGCTTTTGAAATCCTAGAAGAACCTGTTGAGGAGATTATTGATGCTGAATTTACAGAAGTCCCATGAGTTGAGAATTGGGTTTTTGCACAAACCCAGCGGAAAAACTTCATGTGTTGAGAACCGCTTTTTTGCACAAACCCAGGAGGTATTTACAAAGTGACCGATTACTTAGGCGTTAATTTAAATTATGACGACTTTGATAAACTTCTTCGTCAAGATGAACTTATGGAAGCGCCTGTCTCTATTGAAACTTTTGTTCAAGACAAAAAGTATTTAGGACTTCCTCCGCTTTCACCAATTCAATTGGAGATAGTAAAGCATAGCACCCAAATACTGAAACTTCCAACCTTAATAAAATTATATGGCGAAGAAGCTGGATTGGAACATTACAAAACATACACCGACAATGAAGTGATTTGTATGTTAGGGAAAGGTTCCGGCAAAGACCATTGTGCGAGAATATCTATTGCATATACAGCATATTTATTGCATTGCTTAAGAGACCCATTGAACTATTATGGTAAGGCTAAAGGTGTTTATATAGACCTGTTAAACCTTGCTGTAAACGCTCAGCAAGC